AGCACTATTGATAAGCAAGGGATTATTGAGGATTATTGTAATCATAATTCTGAGGCTGCAAGTTTTGCTAAGAAAATTCTACTCTATACCTACCATCCTCTTTGGCAATATAATGTCACAAGTGATAATCTCAAGAAGAAAAACTCTTTGAGGGGAAAGTCTTATAAGAATTTCTTTGATCTGCTAGATGACCTAAAGAGTCGCAAAATTACTGGTCACGATGCTATCGGAGCAGTCCATACTTTTATTGATAGCCAGTCAAATAAAAACAACATTGAAGAACTCATTCATTGTATTATTGATAAGGACTTGAAAACCCGTGCTGGCGACAAGATTATTAATAAGGCTATTCCTGACCATATTCCAGAGTTTAGTGTTGCTCTTGCTGATAAATATGAGCCTAAACTTGTAGATTGGAAGGACAGTTGGTATGTTAGCAGGAAAATTGATGGGGCCAGATGTATCGCTATTGTTGATGCGTTTGGTAATACCACTTTCTTTTCAAGAACCGGAAAGACTTTTGATACCCTTGATGTTGTTGCTGGTGGAATCAAGGCATTGGGAATTACTAATGTTGTATTTGATGGTGAACTTTGTCTTGTTGATGACGAAGGCAACGAGGATTTTCAGGGCATTATGAAGCAACTGAAAAAGAAGGATCATACTATTCCTAATCCATCATATAAGATTTTTGATATTATAACTCATGATGAGTTCTATAGTAAGAAGGGAGATAAGAATAGACCATATTCTATTCGATATGCTAATCTGTGTGCTGTTATGCAACCAAATGAATGTCCATGTTTAACTGTTCTTGAGCAAGAAGTTATTAGGAACGACGATCATTTTAATGAGTGGATTGCAAAGTCTACTAAAGAAAAATATGAAGGTCTTATGCTTCGTGCTGATGAACCGTACAAAGGAAAGCGTAGCAAAGATTTGCTCAAGTATAAAAGTTTTTTTGATGATGAATACGAAGTTATCGACACAGAAATGGGGCCATTTCGTTATGTGAAAGATGGTGCAGAGCATGAGGAGACTATGCTTTCTTGTGTTATGATTAACCATAAGGATTATACTGTGCGAGTTGGTAGCGGATTTAGTATTGAGCAACGTCAAGAGTTCTATAAGAATCCTAAGAAGATTCTTGGAAAGATTATTCAAGTACAGTATTTTGAAGAAACTAAAAACCAAGATGGGGGAATTTCACTTAGATTCCCCACATTTAAGTATCTTTATGGAGAAAAAAGAGATACTTGATTCTTCAAAGTATTAGTTATATTTGGTGTATCTTATTATAATAAGTAGGAGTACCAAATGAAAAAATATAAAATCTGTGGTAAATGTAATAAAAAACATAGAGAATGGATAAAAGGAACACAGTGTAATAATTGCAGGTCTTTAGCTAAACAACATTGTTACCAAAACAATAAACTAAAATATCTAGACAGAATTAAAAAATATTATGAAGAAAATAAGAAAGAAAAATTAAATTACGCTAAAAAATATAGAGATAAAAATCAAGACAAATATAAAGAATATTTTACTAAAAATGCACAAAAAATATATAAGCAAAGAGCAATAAGAGAAAAAGAAAGAAGAAAAACAGATTTATCATACAGAATATATAGTAATTTACGTCATAGACTATATAGAGCAATAAAATTAAGCAAAAAAACACAGGATACATTAGATTATCTTGGATGTTCTATAGAAGAATTAAAAGACCATTTAGAAAAAAAATTTACTAAAGGAATGAGTTGGGACAATTATGGAGAATGGCATATAGATCATATTAGACCTTGTGCTAGTTTCAATCTATCTATAAAGAAACAACAAAAAGTTTGTTTCCATTTTACTAATCTACAACCTTTATGGGCAATAGATAATCTAAGAAAAAGCGATAAATTCTAAAATGGGTTCAAGAGCCACCCTTGACAAGACGATAAGACTAGTGTAGAATCGTAGCATCACGCTATTAAACTTTTGGAGAAAGCCATGATCGTTGAGAACTCTGTTATTCCTGTTCAGAATACCACTTTGGATAAGACTAAGGCCGATATTTTCTTTGAGAACTTCCCTAGAGATAAGGTTGTTTCATATAAAGAATATTGGGAGAGTGTTCGTCCTCAAAATCACGATGATATTTTTCGTCGTTATCTGTTTGCGTACTGCTCCGTTCATACTACATGGAAGGGCAATTGTGCCGGATATAATGCTATCAAGAACTTTAATGAGTGGATCGACAACAAAGAGACTCTGCTAAATAAACTTCATAAGAGCGGTGTTGGACTTCACAATAATCGTACCAATTATATTTGGGACTTTAGTGAGAAGTTTTGGGCTAATCCTAAAGATTTTTACTTTACCACTAAGAAGGGTCATGTTAAGAAGCGTGATAGTATCTTGAATAAGATTAGTGGAATTGGTCTGGCTAAAATTAGTTTTGCTCTTGAAATGATTCATCCTAATGAGGCAAGGGTATTGTGTGGGGATGTTCATCAACTTCGACTTTACGACATGGAACATCTCAAGTATAATAAGAGCAAGAGTGGTTCGACCACTTATAAGAAAATGGAACGTCATTGGATGGTGAATTGTGGCAAACTCAAGATTCCGTCCTATATTGCACGATCTATTTACTGGGATGATCTTCAGAAGAAGGAAGATAGTAGATACTGGAGTTTTGTTTTGGAGCAATAAATGAATAAAGTATACACAGGTGGAACATTTGATCTATTTCATTCTGGTCATGTTAATCTCTTAAAAAAATGTCGTGAAATTGCTGGAAATGGAGAGGTTATTGTTTCTTTAAATACCGATGAGTTTATAGAAAAATATAAAAATAAACGTCCAATTTGCAGTTATGAAGAAAGAAAATATGTTCTTGAGTCTTGTAGATTTGTAGATTTAGTAATACCAAATATAGGTGGAACAGATTCAAAAATATCAATTATGATGGTGCAACCAAACTATATTGTTATTGGCTCGGATTGGGCTAATAAAAATTATTATGACCAAATGAATTTTACTCAAGAATGGTTAGATGAGAATAATATTGGTCTTATATATGTACCATATACTAAAGAGATTTCTTCAACAAAAATTAAAGCAAGACTATGACTCAAGATAAATTAATAGTAGTGGCATCTCATAAAGATATAGGTTTAAAGCCATTAGATTATCCATATAAAGAAGTATATAGGATAGAAGAGAATACTGAACATAATTTTCAAAATATAATTACAAGTTTAGAAGGCATCAAAAATCCAACATTAACATGGTCAGAATATCCTGCTTTTTATTCAGTATTTCCTTTACCAGAGAATATTAAGTTTTTTGGATTAAATCATTATAGATGTACGCTTGATCTGACAAATAATAATTATAGCACTTTTTATTATGATAAAAGATATGATTTTTATATGAATCAAATTAAAGAATTCGATAATTATCTTGATAAGATAGTGATTCCTAAAACTGAATATTTTGATACGTCTTTGTGGAACCAATTAATTCCTTGGATTCAAAATTCAAAAGATATAGATGTTTTATCTGCTGCCTGTTCTTTTTTTGACCAAATAATTAAAGATGAGTTTGTCGTTGATTCAAAAGACTTGTTACAAAACTCAAGAGAATGGCATGGAAGAAATCTATTTATGGGAGAGGTTGATTTTGCTAACAGATGGTATACAATATCTTATCAGTTAATAAAATTTTTAGATCAGTTTGATGGAAAAATCTTTTGTGACCCAAGATGGGGAGCATACATAGTTGAAAGATTTTTTTCTTTGTATGTTATGTTACTTAAAAATAAAATACCTAATAAAGTAATAGAACAACAGATTATATGGTTCCATTAACACCCATAAGGAGATGCCATGAGTGAAAATGGTAAAGGTTCTAAAAAAAGACCACTATCAGTAGATCAAGATACATGGGATAAAAACTATGAAAGAATCTTTAGAAAAAATAAAAATACTAAACGTGGTAAAATTCGAAAAAAATAAAACCACTTTCATATTATGTGATTGTAGGAGTGAGATTCTAGTATTAGATCACGATATTGAGTATGGATTAACTGAACTGTCAATATATGAAAATATGTCATCTTATGCTCATAAAATGTCGTTTTGGCAGAAATTACGATACATTTATAAAGTATTATTCCATAATAGACCGTACTCTGATCAAATTATACTCAACGATAAACAGATACTCTCACTTAAAAACTATTTGGATTCTATCTTAAAATGATTAATTCATTCAACAGTGATGAGGATTTTTTACTATGGATAGCAAATAGACTAGTTTATAGATATAAAGAAAATTCTACTATAATAGATAGAGTTAAATTTATTATAGAAAAAAACAAAATAATAAGAAATGTCTTAGATAATAATAACATATCCATGACCAGAGCGATTACAGAAACTATTAAATATTTAGATTTAGTAAAAGAAAAAAATCAAGTAGAGATAAAATCTTTATCTTCTAAATTTAAAGATATTAAAATAGACAATAATATTATTGATCTTGAGAATATTGATATGGATTATGTCTTGAAGGGTGTATCTAAAAAATAGAAATAATCTATATCTAATAAAGAAAAATTATGAAAACAAATATGAAAGAATTTGTTGCAGAAGAACTTTACAACAAGGTTTATCACCTAACAAAAGCACTCAAAACTTCTGAATCAATAATTAAAATTCTTGAGAAAGAAAACGATAACTTAAAAGAAATTCTTTCATCATTAAATAATCATATAGATGAAAATAATACATCTTTACTAGAGGTATAAGATGGATAAAATAAAAAAAGATTCTAAAAATAAAATGATATTTGGGGTTTGTGGAGGAATAGCAAAAGCAACAGGAGTTGAATCATCTATAATTAGATTAGGATTTGTTCTTGGAACTATTTTTACTGGTAGTATTCTACTATGGATTTATCTGCTACTTGCAATAATGCTTCCTATTGATGAACAATAGTATTCCGTCCTAGCAGAAAGAAAAATTCAAGGTTGCTCAGTTGACAAGTCGATAATGGATGTTAGAATGAAGGAGTCGAGCGAGAGTATCAGTCGAGTGACTGACTCGCAAGATAAAAATTGGAAATGATTTGGAGGTTGATTATGGCTGAAGTTACTATGGTTGATAAGCAGACCCGTGTTCGTTGTTCTGATGAACAGTTTCTGGAAGCAGTTTTTTCCAGCAAGACCTATGCTGAGATCGCTACCAAGACTGGTCAAAAGGTTGCTAGTACGATGGCTCGTTATGCTCGTACAAAGGCCGCTCTTTCTAAGAAGGGTATTGAACTACCATCAATGGAACGTGCGAAGCCAACTAAGACCGTCGATAACGTAGAGGCTATGGCAGAGGTTGTTCGTCGCCTCAAGGCTCATGCTAACACTTGATTAAAACCAAAAGGGTGATCGGCTACAATAGTTTAAATGCTTGAGGCACACAAAAGATTCAACCTCAAATCATTGATTGTTGTAGTCGGTCACTTATATGGGAGCGTAGTCCAAAGGCAGAGACAAAGGACTTGAACTAATGTAAATTTTGAGTGCTTAAAGGGAAACCTTTAATGCAGAACCTGTCAAATTCGGTGGAGGCTTAACTGCTAATACCGAGCCAAGCATAGAAATATGAAGGTGTAGAGACTTGACGGCAGGAACCTAAAACGAAAGTAATGGTTAAGATAAAGTCCAGACTACAAACAGAAATGGTAACGAAAGTTATAGTAGTAAGAAAATCCTTCAAGTGTGGGTTCGACTCCCACCGCTCCTATTTTTAGAATGATAATTATCTTTAAGAATAAGGAAATATAATGAGCAAAAATGTTTTAGAACTATATAAGATTGGTAGTAAAGTTAAGTTGACGGGAGAAGGTACTGAATCTATTTATGGAAGTATTATTGGTATTAATATAACTGATGATAATACAGTTACCTATTCTTGTGGCTGGTGGAATGGTCGCTCATACGATGTTCATGATTTTTCACCAAACCAGATCGAAGTTGTATTAGCAGAAAAGTTTAAGATAGGATTCTCCACATGAATGAAAATTCCAATCCACTAGACTATTTGATTCAATGCTGTGAAACTGCTATAAATACTGGACATTGGAACTTAACAAGATTCACAGTATTAAATGCCAAGAACGAACTGGAAAAGTTGAGAGAGACTAAAAGAGATTTGACACAAGACGTTTTCAATGCTAATAAAAATAGCGTTGACGATAATAATCGTTGGCTAAGTTGTGAAAAAGAATTGGTTGCCCTGAAAGAAAAAATCAAAACTATTTTTAGCCAACCAGTTGCTTATGGTTTAATTAACGACAGACATGATCTATACAATCTGACTTTGCATTATAATAGGTTTGATGATAAAGATGATAGACTAATACCATTATACTCAAATAGAGAAGAATTCTTACAAAAGGATTGGCAAAATGGCAAGTTGTCCAAATAGATTTTTTCATGGATTTTGTTCAAACATAGGAAATACAAAATCTTATTTTTCAAAATTCATAATTGAAACCGCCCACGACATTACTGATTATGAGGGTGGAACCATTATAGAAACTGTCATTAGGATGGAGGACTATTATTTCTGTGATGAAAGACAAGGAGAGCCATACTATTTAATTCATGGAACATTAAAGCCGGACTTTAAACAAAATGTAAAATTTATTGCCGCTTTTGATAATTTAAAACAGGCTATAGAGTTAGTTGAGCATTTGTCTGGTAATAACATTAACGAAACAGAAGTTCCAGTATTTAAATGAAATATACAATTGAATTAGATCACTCTGGAGAAGGAGGATCTGCCGAATTCTATCTTATAGTAGAAGATAAAAGTCTAGGATTTAAGCAGTTTCGTAATAAAAAATTTGCCAAAAAGGCTTATGAAAAACAAAAACTTTTGAGTAAATATAATTTAGCACCCAAAGTTATTGGTAACTTATGCAAACTACCAATCAGAATAGAATCTTATCCAGAGTATAAACTAAATACTAATTGGGGATATATTACCGAAAAGGCAAGAATACTTGACGAAAAGTTGATGGTAAAGAGATTAAAAGATATTCAGAATCTTGTGGAAACTATTGAGAATAAAACTCGTCTTAGATTTTGGGATTGTCATTATTGGAATATTGGTTATGTGAAACGAAATAATAAGGCTAAACTGGTCTGTATTGATACTGGCCCTGAAAGTTTTGATCCTAATGCTAATGCCTGGGGGTTTGGAAAACCTGGGCCAAAATGCAACTATTGTAATAGATATCAATGTAAATGCAGTACCTATTAAATAGGTGTATAGATAAGAATATAAGGAGTATTTTATGTCAAAAGATTTCGATGATACTATGAAACAAATTATTAAGAACGGTAAACAAATGAATAATTTTGACGAAAATATATTTGAAATAAAAAATTATATAAAATCATTAGATGCCAAAATTGAGTCCATAGATGAAAAATTAGGCTTATTAATCGATATTATCAATAATTTATCAATATTTATTTCAGAAGAAGAAGAAGAACAAGAATCTGATGAATTTAGTGACTCAGAATGGAGTCCATATAATTCTTATGAAGAAGATGAAGAAGATGACGATGAAAGTGATAACTATCTATAATGGCTAGTTTAGCCTTATTAGCATCATTAATATTTTTATTAGTAATTTTATTAGGGCCAGCAACTTTTCTTCTGAGTAAATCGAGATTCATCCCATCATTAGTTATTTGGATAATGGGGTTATTTTGTATAGTATTAGGAATATGGTGGTTTTTTATCTTACCATTTAATATCGTAGGATTTTTTGGAATCCTTACGGCATATTTAGGATGGTTGGCGATACAATCTAAAGAGAAGGGGCTTGACAACCGATAACACTGTGGTATGATTGGGCTATCACAGGAACGATTCACAGGACATTTGGAGACATAAAGATGAAGTTGGCAGATCGTGTTATTGAGACTCACAGTGCTGGTGTTCGTAGCGAATCTGGTTTTACCATCGCTCAGACTAGCAAAATGTTTAAAATCCTTTCGGATTCACTCTATTCCGATAAGGTTATGGCAGTTATTCGTGAACTGTCTACTAATGCTTATGATAGTCATATTAGTGCTGGCAATAAGAATCCCTTCAAGGTGATCTTGCCAACATCTGCTAATCCTTCTTTTACGGTGCGTGATTATGGCACTGGTCTTAGTCAGGGTGATATGGAGAACCTTTATACGACCTATGGTGCTTCCAACAAGAATGATAGCAACGATTTTGTAGGTTGTCTTGGTCTTGGTAGCAAGAGTCCATTTGCTTATACTAAGAGTTTTACTACCAGTTCTTACTTTAATGGAACTAAGTATACTTATATTGCCGCTATTGATGATAGTGGTGTTCCTACTCTGAATCTTTTTAATACTTGTGAAACTGACGAGGCTAATGGTCTTGAAATCAGTTTTGCTGTCAAGAACCACGATTTTAGTGAGTTTACCAATAAGGCTATCAGGATTTTCCATTATTTCCGAATGAAACCCATTATTGAGGGTGGACTGGGAGATAATCTGCAAGATCATAAGTATAGCAATACTAATATTGTGATCAGCGGTAATGGTTGGAGAGTTTGCAGACTTAATAACGATACCCAGTATTATCCCAACAACTATCACCGTATTGATAGTGGCGTTGTTGCTATTATGGGTAATATTGCGTATCCTGTTCAGACCGCTCAAATTATTGGTCAGGAAAAGGAAGATCAACCAGACCATATTGCCAAGTGGAATAGGGCTTTCCAGAAGGCCGATATTGATTCATGGAAGAGTTTTGTTACTGAGATCATTAACTCTGGTCTTTATCTGGAACTTGATTTTGGTATTGGCGAACTGGAAATGGACGTTTCCCGTGAAGGTTTGCAGTATACTAAGAGCGTAATTAAAAGTCTGCGTCAAAAGACTCAAGAGATTTATCTTGAGATGAAGGATGAATTTAGCAAGAAGATTTCTGCTGCTAAGACCAAGATTGAGGCTATCACAACATATTATCAGATGAATGAATTGTCTGGTGGATGGGGTGTTGGTGCTTCATGGACTGATCCTAATGGTAAGAGTCACAACATTAATAGCGGTGCTGATCTTGAATATAAAATCAAGGCCGGTAAGAACCTGTATGTTTTTAATTACAAGAGCAGCGGGTATCGTTCACGACGCCTCATTTCTCTAACAGATAAAATCCATCACGATACTCTGACGGGCAAAGGATATTCTTACTGGAATAGTCAGAAGAAGAATGGGAAAATTGCTTTCTTCGTTTGTGATGTTAAGGCAGAAGAAACTGCAAAGAAGATTGTGACACGTTATTGTAATCAAAATGATTGCTTTGCTTACATGATTATGGATACAAAGGATCATACTCAAAGCGATAAGGGTTTTGATGATCTGATTAATGATGTCGGTAGTGAGAATCTCCTCAAGGTTTCTGACTATAAGCATCTTACTCAAAGTTCTGGCCCTCGTAAAAGTGGAGTCAGGAATAGTAATGGTAGTGTGAGCGATCAAGATGTATTCTTTATTCATGGTCAGTCTAAAGATTCTGGTAAACTTAGTGTCGAATATAACGATGCTCTAAGTTTGAAAACTCTGACAACTGATGAACTGGATGACTTTAATGATAGTGATTCTATCATTTATGTTCCTATTCTTCGTTATCAAAGCACACCAGAGTTTCCTAAGATCAATAAGATTGTATCGCTATTTGATAATGAGAATATCAAGGGACTGTTTGGGGATGTGAAGATTTATGCTATCAAGAGCAACTTTGTAGCAAAAATGACTGATGAAGGATACAATCTGATTGATTTCAATACTTGGTTCAAGAACATTCTATCAACAAAGATCAAGGATTATTTTAATAATACCAATGAATACAACTCTATTGTTGAATTCTACAAAAAAGAATTTATCAGTAAGGATGGTGATAACGATAATTATTATTACAATCATGGAACATTGGTTAGCCAGTTCTCTTGTCATATGTTGAGTATTTTTGGTCTTGAATATAAGAAATATATCAAGAATACCGAACTATCCAATGTTATTGATAGTTTTCTTGTAATGGAATTCTTTGCTGATACTATGCACAGAGCAACTTTTGATCTGAAACGATTCTCTCAGACTGAATATTTTGATCATATTAACTCTTTGCTCAAGGATCGAGGTATTGATAATCTTGATAGTAAAGAACTCAAGAAGAAAAATGTGCAGTATAACACTCTTATAAATATTCAACATCAGATGTTTGACCATTCTGACGATATTGAGGGATATACTAAATTGTTTAAGTCTGAGACTAAAGCAATCAGGTATAAGTTGACCAAAGCGGCAGACTTGAAGAAAATTCTTAAAGTCGAGGTTGACAAGAACCCGATGTTGAAGTATGTTATGGGAAGCAACCAGAATAACGGCAGTCTTAGAGATTTGGACAGTAAGAATAATCCTATCTCTCAATTTGCTGATAATTATTATGGTAAGAGAAATAATGCTATATGGGTTGAGACTATGGATAGCGACAAGATTGATTTGTTTAAGATTCAGTTGAGTAGTTTGATCAAGTAATTCACAAGGTAACTAAAAACAATAGGAGTTTATATCATGTCTGTTCCGTTTATGTTTGTTGATGGTAATCTGACGGTTGTGCTGAACAATAAGAGTTTTCAAGTTCTGCCCGACCATCTTAACTACAAGATGATTCTGGAGGCATTGCCTACTGCAACATCTGACGAGTTGATTGAAATGATTGATATTGAGAAGGCAGTTGCTACTTTTAGTGACGGTCTTGTTGAGATCAAGAATGGTCAGGTCACTTATGAGGGTGAGGTTGTTCATGGGTCGATTAGCAAGAGAATTCTGGAGTTTATGAGCAAGGGACTGCCTTTTCAGCCACTTGTTAACTTCCTGAATAATCTCATGGAAAATCCCAGTATGCAGAGTCAGAAGGAACTCTATGATTTCCTTGAGCATGAACATCTGCCAATTACTGAAGATGGTTATTTTCTTGCTTATAAGGCAGTCAGGAGTGATTATAAGGATAAGTATCGTGGAGTTTTCGACAATCGTGTTGGTCAAATCTGTGAAATGACGCGATCAAAGGTTGATGATGATCGTGGTCGAGGTTGTTCTAATGGACTTCATGCTGGTGCATTGAATTATGTGGCCGGTTATGGAAGTCTTGAATCTGGCGATAAGATTGTTATCGTTAAGATTAATCCTGCTGATGTTGTGAGTGTTCCTAGCGATTGTAACTATGAGAAACTTCGCACTTGCCGATATGAAGTTGTCGGAGAGTATCAAGGCGAACTTCTCAAGCCTCTCTACTCATCAGTCTTTACTGAAGATGACTATGATGACGATGAAGAGGATCTTAATGATGATTATGATTGGGGATGGAATGATGATGAGGAAGATATTGATGAAACCTATTATCATAATGAAGATAATCATATGGATGGTTATAACTGAGTCTTAAAAAATAAAGTGGAGTCTGGTGACTAAGATAATAGCCTCTGGTTGGGAAACTCGACAAACGCTATTTGAGAGAGGTTCAATTCCTCTCCCGCTATTTTATATCGCTAATGATAGTAGAGGTTGCTATCCCGATATTGGTTTGGGTTGTTTACAATTACAGGTAATGGTGAAATATGTTTAA